CCAATGCCGTACTACTATTACCAGCACTTTGCGTTACGCCAATAGTCCCCGTTGGCAGGGTTGGAGTACCTGTAAACGTAGGGCTTGCCAGATCCGCCTTAGTCGCTACCGCAATGGCAATGTTGTTGAACTCGGTGTTGATCTCCGCGCCTTTGACGATCTTGAGTGGATCGCCAGAAGATAAGGCATCTTTGGTTGCGAAGTTGGTACTTTGTGTGTAGTTGCTCATGACATTTTCCCGTCTTTGGATTGAATCTCAATTCGTTGAATTGACAGTGGAGAACCACTGATATTGGACTCATAGCCTGTTTGAACGATTTTACCGCTACCTGATGCTTGGACACTCAAGGTTTGCAAGGCCACACCATTAGAATACTGAGCAATACCATACTCAGCGATGCCGTATTCATATACGCCTTGCGTTGGGATCAGCGCGTTGGCAGACAAGTAGTTGGTAGCAAAGTCAAAGCCCCACTTCATCGTCACAAATTGATTGCTTCCACCAATAACTACAATCTTCAAACGCTTGAGCAATGATGTGACGTTGGCGTTTCCAAGATCAGCATGGTTCGTGTAGTAGAGCATCCGATACAACGTACTATCATCTTGATACAAATTGTACTTTCCAATATAGCCATTCTTGCCAATCAGTAAGTCACCATTGCGTTTGGATAAAAGTGCAGTTGGCTCAATAGAGTTCCAGGTAGTTATTCTGAAAGAACCGTCTTGCAACTGCACCCGTGTATCAAAGCAGTAGACCTCTTTCACAGAAGGCAGCGTCAGCAAATAAAACGCCTCGGCCTCTGAATACACTGACTTGATGTTGGCTAGGGTTTCTCCAGCCACAATGCCCATTAAGTCATTGCGAACATTTTTGGATAGGTCGCCAAGTGGCGCCGACTTCTCAATGATCGTTCTGGCGAATGAGCGAACACCAGAGTTCGACAAGAACAAGATATCCTTGCCGGTAGACTGCACTGAATCACGGGCTATGCAGCCAATGCCACCAACCGTGTCCGACAAAGACATCGTAGATGGTGTTGTGGCATTGCCGTAGACAAGAATCTGACGCTTGCCAAAGATGATCAAGAATCCATTGTGAGCAGCTAGGCCGGTCACTTCATCCGAGCCATTCGGCCACACACGATCTACATTCAGTGAACCTGCCGTACCAGTTGACCATACATGACCAGCCAATAGGTCAGAGAAGTACACCGTGTTCTTGACTGTGGCGGTGTTAGCCACCCACAAACGACCAAAGGCTGATATGACAATATTGCCAGATGGCACGGTTCCAACATAACCCGTCTTCTCGGTCACACGCCGATAAGTTGTTGTGCTGACAGCAGGATCAAAGATCAGTGGATCGTGACCTGTTTGGAAGAAGTAAGTGATTCCGTTGAGTGACGCGCATGACCAGTTGCTGGCGCTGATCGTCGGAGCAGTACCTCCACCACCATAGGTCAGTTCACTTACAGCATTGGATCCATCCAGTTTGAATAACTTGTTGTTGCCAGCAAACAACACTGTCAGTGTGCCATCGGACTGCACCAACTCATGGATCACGCCTACGTTATTGGCCCCAAGTGCGCCAGACGATGCATTAACCTTTGACCAACCTTTGCGCGATCCAATGCGTCCATATTGGTCAATGATGCAATTGGTAGCAACCAGCGCAAACCCAGACGCCAAATCTAATGGCGAATCCTGAGTATTCAGGCCAAAGAAACCAGGCGCCGAAATGCTGGCTGTTTGGAGTTGTTGGCTCATATGGCAACAAACTCTTGGTTTTCAGGGTAGCGAGTGCTTTCCAGCGCAATGTAATCCGACAGCATGGAGCGATACAACTGATACGCCTCGGAACTGTTCAAGCCACCATCTTCACCACGCTCAACCAAAGCACGGGCATAAGCGTTCTGCACCACCAGGCTGTCAGGAACAAGCACCAGCGTGTTATCAGCAGCAAGGGTAGCCTGCGGTACTGTCAATGAAAACGGAATGTTGTAGACCCCATCAGGACGCGCATACAGCAATACCTTGGTGTCGCCATTGCCGTCTACGCCGTCGAATGAATAGTATTCAGGAATTCCATCTACCGACGGCACAAAGTTCTGAAAACGGTTCATCTCCACGAAACTGATGTTTCGCATTCCCACATTGGAGGTTGTGTTGATTACATCCATGACTTGGAACTTTTGACCAACGCCGGTCATGGAGTAGCTATAGACGCCTGCGGATGTGGTCAGGGTAAACGTAGTACCCAAGACATTCCAAGCATAAGCATCTTCAATCTGGCGCTTTGCGTCATTGACGAAACGTCCTATCAGAGTTGAATAGGTTGTTTCGTTGTTTGTTGAAACTTGCGTCTCACGCAACCGAATCAGCACATCATTGATGAGTTGTAGGTAGGTCATTGGCGTGTCAATCCGATTTGTTCAAAAGTTGCAAGAACAGAAAATGTAGACCCAGCCTCTGAGGTTGCAGTTAAATAATCACCTTCTTCCATAACAAAGTATTGTGTTTCTGAAATAAGTGATAGCGTTGTTCTTGCAGATAAAACTTGCTCACTAACAATTAAAGTTGTTGTTGCAGCGCTTGCGTCATACCAACTAAACGAAATATGCTTGCTAGGAGATGTGTTGCAAGCATGAATGAGAACGCATTTTGCGTAATATCCAGTAGGCACTGTGTACAGCGTAGTAGCTGTAGCAGCAGTTAAATTATTACTGACAGATACTGGCCTCATTTTTTGTTCCTGGCTGAGATGGCCTTGGCTTTAGCTTTGGCATCCTCTTTGGACGATGCGCCCCAGGCTTTTAGCGATAGAAGCAGCCGAGTCGGCTTGCCATCCTTCATTTCAGGCCCAGGCATATTGCCCATTCTTGCTAAAAAGGAGGCCCGTCTCGGGTTGTCGCCAGATTTGACTGGTGCTTTTAGATTGCCACCAGTAGCCGCATTATACGATGCACGACCCTTGGCATTCAACCCGCCAGTTTGGGATTGCCCCTCTTTGCGCTGCCAAGTTGGCGTTTTCATTTCTTTTTAGTTTTACTGGCCTGTGATAGTGCAATAGCCACAGCTTGCTTGGGATTCTTGACCACCGGCCCACCTTTGCCAGAGTGCAGGCTTCCAGCCTTGTACTCTCGCATGACCTTGCTGATTTTCTTTTCAGCCTTGGTCTTCATTTCTTTTTCACCTTGTTTTTCATGTAAGTCGCAGTGCGTTCGCCTCGCTTTGGCAGTGGCTTTGGCTTGCCAACAGCTATCATGATAGCCAAGGGCATGGCTTTTTTCTGCGACATTTTGGGTGCTTTTTCGTACATGATCAGTCCTTAAACAGTTGCTTTTCTGGGTCTGCCAACACGCCGAATAGTGACCGGAGGCATCATTGGAAGTGCCCGGTTCTCTGATACTTTCACATCATCACTAGGCTCATCATTGATTCTGACATATCCATCATGTCCACGCATTGAATCAATGTCATGTTGCTGAGTGAACGTCACCGTATTACCACTTTGCAAACATCTAAAAGTAGCCATTGTTTTATCTCTTCAAAAAAACAGGGAGCCGAAACTCCCTGTTATTTAGATTAACCGAGCGATGACAAGTCTCACAGTTGTAGATGCCAAATCAACCGCAGCACCAGTAGTGTTGACAGTAGCGATTGTCACTACATCTGAGGCTGAAACGTAGGCACGTCGAACCAAACCAGCTTCGCTAACTCCAGCCGATAGGCCGATAACCATGTCTCCCAAGACAACGCCTGGTACGGCAACGGTATCAGTACCTGCGGCACCAGTGGCAACAGATGCAGAGTCCAAAACACAGACAACAGACCAAGTATCAGAGAAGATACCTCGAAATTGATCATTTCCATTACGGGAAACGACAGAAGATGCAGCAGCCATTATTTACTCCTTGATGGGATAACCCCCCCCAGTGATTAGCTGGGAGGGAATCATGCTTAGGCTGGAACAGCCAGAGCAAAGGCAGCAGAAGCGTTAGCCGCTGTGCTGGTGGCGCTGGTACGCAGAGCCTTGGTTCCGTACAGAGTGTCAGCAGTGAACAAAGTACCAAGGTACTCTTGCTTGTACTGGGTCTGCGAACGGATCGCCATTTGCTCAACCAGAACCATTGAGTCCTTGTGACCCATCAGGCAAATACGGTCAGCAGCAGAGTTGCCTGCGCCGTTGTCCGCATTGGAACTGGTAAACACGGCCATGCCATACAGTTGACCGATTTCACCATTGCGAATGGCGTTACCGTTACCAATGAATGCCTGCTCCGTGTACCGCGACAGACCCATCAGGGTATTACGGCTTGAGGGCGGGATCAGGAAGAAACGGCCATCCATAGGAATGTCGTTGTCATCCAGGCGCTGAATGGTGCGGCGAATGCCAACGTCCGTCAGTGCAGCAGCATTGGAACTCGTGCTGTTGTAAGCGGTGTTGCCGTCCGAGCCAATGTAGGCTTTGGTGGCCGTGTTGCTGGTGGCATAGTCGTTTGTTCCGACAGTAGCACCGTTGAAAGCACGACCCAATTGCACCAGATCCGTATCAACACGGCGAGACAAGGCATAGCCAGCGTCTTCAGTGTAGAACGAACGCAGCGAAGTCAGACCTTGAACTTCAACAATGTCCTCAATCAAACGGCTGTATTCGTAATGCTTGTTGATCAATACCGGAATAAGCGTATCGACTTCGGCAATCAGGGTCACTGCATCAGTAGCTGTTTTGGCTGATGCGTTGCCACGATTGGGGGAAGGAATGTTGACCGTATCGCCTTTTTTGCCTTTGAAAGACATTTTCTTGACCAAATTAGCCAAGACCAAGTTCTTTTTGTAGGCGGCAATGATCTCATCACTCCAGATTTCAGGAATGAAGTTTGCTGCGGACGTCGTAGTGACGTTATTTGTGGGGGAAAAGACTGCCATGATAAATCTCCAATAAATTAACGGACTCGACCCTCTTGGTACGCCTGCATGATTTCATCAGATAGCGTGTCGTACCGTGCTGGATCAGTCATTTTGAGCCGAATAAGATCAGCCCTGCGATAGACCCTCTTTGAACTCTCTCCAGAGCCACCAACATCAACTTGTGCAGCCTTCATGCTTTTCGTTCGAACAGCATCGTTTGCCTGTTCAGATTGCTTTGCTTTGACTCCGCGCAGTTGCTTGAAAGTGGACAACAGTTCATTTGCCGAATCATAGTCAAAGTCACCATCAGCCTTGGCGTAAATCCCAACTCGGATAGGCGAAGACTTCACCCATGTTTGGAACTCAGAGTCATTGACTATCTCAGAATAGTCAGGATGATCTTGCGTTAGCTTTTGATGTACTTGCATCCGTTTGAAGTCTTGCCCGGCTTGCCTGGCTGCGAGAACATCTGGATGCCTATCAATCGTTGCTTGAACTGCTTTTTGAGGATTCTCAAAAAAGTCAATTTCAGGCTCATCGTCTTTGATACGTTGTTGTGTGGAATTGAGGTTTTGCTTCAGCAACTCATCGGCTAATTTTCGGACTTCACCAACTTCTTGCGCTTGCTTACCAATCAACTTTTCAGCCTCTTGGTGCATGCGCACAACATCCTCCAAACTTTTTGCCCTGTATTTCTCAGGAAGTTCGCGGGACTCGGACTTGGCTTGTTCAATCTCAAGTTCGCCTAGCGTTTCAATTTCATCATCAATCAACATATGGAGTTCCTGCCAAAATGGTTATAGGAGATTCAACGCGGCATAGTGCTTATGCGTTGGCTTTGCGCTCTGCGTTTAGTTTTTCAACGTGTTTACGCTCAAACCGTCCAGCTTCAGACGGGAATGAACCTGACCACCCTTCCAACTTAAACTTAGGTGCGCTCATAACACGGAAAGCAAGCCCTCCGCATGGACACGAAATACTTGTAGTCTCATAAACTTCAAGTTTTTCCGTTCTATGTCCGCTTTCGCAGACAAATTCATACATTCGTTTCATTGCATGGCCTCATAGGATTGTTCACTGATGCCTTTAAGACCCTTCAACCACATCAGAATAGACAACTCACCTTTTTTGAAGTGCAGAGTCTTTTCATCTGGAATGGCATTGAGATTATTCAAGGACTGCATCATGTTGTCAACATCTGCCATCAAATCTTTCCAACCTTCACTTCCCATCATTGAGAAGCGTTCTTCATAATAGACTTGTAGTTCTTTATCCATTATCAGACTGAGATATTTCCAGTTGGGATATTGACTGCACTACCTGGCACAATGGGCCAGATAATAACAGATGGAAAACCAGCCTGTTTTGTCAAATCCCGTAAAGACTTGCGATAAGCCGTCCAATCAGCCTTGTCTAACTTTAGGTAATCAGCAAGCTGCGTCCAATCTGAACCCGCCAATAGATGATTGCGCTGCTCACGGGCTACCGATGCAAGTTGAGCCAAGTTGTCAGCCTCGCGCTGGGCCTTGTCTTCTTCCGTCAGGGGGAGTAGCTCGGCGGTGTAGACCGT